GAGTGCGGATACATGGGCGAGATTCGCTGGGACGCATCGAAGCCCGACGGTCAGCCGAGGCGTGCGGTCGATGCCACGCGAGCCCGCGAGATTCTCGGGTGGACGCCGAAGGTCAGCCTGGAGCACGGGATCGCCGAAACGGTCGCGTGGTGGAGGGAGCAATGCGCGTCGCTCTGATTACGGGCATCACTGGACAGGACGGCTCGTACCTCGCCGAGCTTCTGCTGGCGAAGGGCTATATCGTCCACGGCATCGTGCGGAGGTCGAGCACGTTCGGCACGCAGCGGATCGAGCACATCTTCAACCGGCTGAACCTGCACTACGGAGACGTGACCGACGGCGGTGCGATGGCACGGCTTGTCGCCGAGATCGAGCCGGACGAGCTCTACAACCTCGCGGCACAGAGCCACGTGCGGGTGTCATTCGACCAGCCAGCGTACACGGCGGAAGCGGTCGGCATCGGAGCGCTCAACGTCCTCGAAGCCGCCCGCGTCGTGCCGGGATGCCGGGTCTACCAAGCGTCCTCCTCCGAGATGTACGGGCAGGTCGCCGAGACTCCGCAGCGGGAGACGACGCCGTTTCGCCCACGGTCGCCGTACGGCGCGGCGAAGGTCTACGCTCACTGGATCACGGTGAACTACCGCGAGAGCTACGGGATGCACGCCTCGTGCGGCATCCTGTTCAACCACGAGAGCCCGAGGCGGGGCGAGACGTTCGTCACCCGCAAGATCACACGGGCGGCAGCACGCATCGCCAGCGGCATCCCTGAGACGCTGTACCTGGGCAACCTCGACGCCCGGCGGGATTGGGGCCACGCAGCGGACTACGTAGAGGCGATGTGGCTCATGCTCCAAGAGGACGACCCCGACGACTACGTCATCGCCACGGGCGAGACGCACAGCGTGCGGGAATTCTGCGAGCGAGCGTTCGCCCACGTGGGGCTGGACTACCGGGACCACGTGGAGATCGACCCGAGGTACTACCGACCGGCTGAGGTTGACCTGCTCCAAGGCGATGCGAGCAAGGCACGCCGAGCGCTGGGCTGGGTGCCGAAGGTGACATTCGAGGGGCTCGTGGCGGGAATGATGGACGCGGAACTGCAAGCGATACGGCGGCGCGTGGTAGCGTGAGGCTATGCCGCAGCGGATACCGACCTGCCGCCCTCCTCGGCTACGCACGCCACGCAGACCCGAGGACCGACCCAACGCCTACCAGCGTGGCTACTGCGACGAGCGGCACCGGGCATGGCGGCTGGCTGTGCTCCTGCGTGATGCGTGGACTTGTCGCCGGTGCGGGCGTGTGTGTGCCGACAAGGGCGAGGCCCACGCGGACCACGTATCACCTGTGGTACATGGCACCGAGGTCTGCCGCGATGGACGCAGCCGGTATGACGTGGATGGCGGGCAGTGCTTGTGCGTTTCATGCCACGGGTTGAAGACGATCAAGGAAAACCGGGGACCGGGGGGGCGGGTCGCGCCTTGCGGGTGAACACGCAATAAACCCCGGTTGCCTCCTGTTTGTGTTTCTGCGGTGGTAACTTCGCGGGGGTAGGTCATGGGACGACGCGGACCAAAGCCTGAGCCGACCAAACTTCGGCTACTGCGGGGCAATCCGAGCAAAAAGCCGGACTCGCCGGACGAGCCGCAGCCGCCGACCGACGGCGTCTCGATGCCCCCGCACCTCGGCGAGGTGGCAGCCCGTCGCTGGGGCGAACTCCTGCCGATGCTCCAGGCGACGCGGGTGATGACGCGAGCCGATGTCGAGGCGCTCGCCCGCTACTGCGACACGTGGGAGTGGTGGCTGGCAGTGCGTGCGAAACTCAAGGCCGAGGGCGACACCTACCCGATCCTCAATGACGGCGGCGAGGTGAAGTACATCGCCCAGCGTCCCGAGGTTGCGATCGCACACAAGCTCGCACAGCAGTTGCGGCAACTGGAGTCCGACTTCGGGCTGTCGCCTGCTGCCCGCGCCTCGCTGAAGGTGGAACCGGATGCCAAGGCCGAAAGCGCCATCGACAAGTTCCGGGCGATCAAGGCTGCCCGCAAGGCGTAAGCCCGAGTACGTCAAGGGCTACACGTACGATCAAGACGCAGCCGACCTCGTCATCGGCTTCCTTGAGTCGGTGTGTTGTCACACCAAGGACTCGCCAACCGCGAAGGCGGGCGAGCCGATGCGGCTACTCGACTGGCACAAGCACGACGTGATCGAGCCGCTCTACGGGTGGCGAACTGATGACGGGCTGCGACGGTATCGGCTCGCCTACCTAGAGGTGCCCAAAAAAAATGGCGTCTTGGCCCCTGCGGCTGGATTCCGTGGGGGCCAAGACGACAAGGCAAATCGACGCTCCTGTCAGCACTCTCAATCTGGCATCTCCTCATGGAGGGAGAAGGCGAGCTCGGGTGCATCGCGGCGAAGGACCGCAATCAAGCGGCAATCATCTTCGACGAGACCGCCGCGATGGTGAAGCGGTCGCCGGAACTGGCGGCGTCGCTTGAGGTCGTCGATTCTCGGAAGACGATCGTCTGCATGGGCACCGGGTCGTCGATGCGTGTGATCTCGCGTGACGCCGGTGCGGCCGAGGGACCGTCCTACTCGTTCGTTTTCTGTGACGAGCTCCACGCGTGGCCCGACCGCAGGCTATTCGAGGCACTCCGCTACTCGGGTCGCTCCAGGCGTGAGCCGCTGCTCTGCACGATCACGACGGCCGGTGACCGGCGCGACACGATCTGCTGGGAACAGCACGAATACGCCGAGCAGGTGATCGCAGATCCGAACTATGACCCGAGGTTCTATGGCCGAATTTACGGCGCGAAAACGGACGGGTCGGAGGACTACTTCGATCCGGCGACGTGGCGTCGATGCAACCCCGGCATGGGGATCACGATGACCGAGGAGGCGTTCGCGGCGGATGCCCGCGAGGCGAAGAACAAGGCCACAAAATTGAATGGCTGGCTCAGGTATTCCTTGGGAGTTTGGACCGAGTCAACGAATAGGTGGCTGGACCCTGACAAGTGGGCCGCATGTGCCAGCGGTCCACGCGAGCCGTTCGCCGGTCGAAAGTGCATCATCGGCATGGACTTGTCGAAGACCACCGACCTCTCCGCGATGGTCGCCTTGTACCCGTGCGAGGGCGACGAGTTCGAGGTCGATGCGATGTTTTGGGCTCCACGCGACTTGATCATGGAGCGGGAGAAAACCGACCGTCAGCCGTTCGCCCACTGGGTGAACTCGGGGTACATCACGGCGACCGATGGGAACATCATCGACCACTCGAAGATCCGCGAGTACGTGCTGGAGTATGCGAAAACCCACGAGGTGGAGCACGTCTACATGGACTTGACCGGGGCGGTGCAACTCGCCGTGGAACTGCAAGGGGCGGGGCTGCGCGTGTCAGGATGGAGCCAAGGTTTTCGCGGGATGTCGTCGCCGACGCGCCGTCTGGAGTCGCTCGTGTTGCAGCAGCGACTGCGGCACGGCGGCAACCCGGTGCTCTCGTGGATGGCCGCGAACGTGACAGTGGAGACGAACGCGTACGAAGACGTGCGGCCGGTGAAGAAGAAAAGCACGGGACGCATCGACGGCATCGTGGCTCTCATCTTCGCCCTCGGCGGTTGGGAGTCTGACCAGATCACGAACAAGCCTGGAGCCGAACCCTCCATCCTCTTCCTATGATCGCCCCATCCGACCGCATCCTCTGGCTCCCGACCTCCGAGTACGAGTCCCGCAACTGGGACTACGAGTCGGGCGGCTACGGCGGCAACCGCAACCCGTCGGGCGTGCGGATCGACCCTGAGACGGCGCTCCGCTCAACGGTCGTCCTCGCGTGCGTCCGCGTGCTCTCGTCCAGCGTGGCCGGGCTCCCGCTGCATCTCTACCGTCGGCTGCCCAATGGCGGGAAGGAGATCGCTCGCGAGCTGCCGCTGTACCGCATCCTCCACGAGCGGCCGAACGGCTGGCAGACCTCCTATGAGTGGCGAGAGCAGATCATGCTCCACCTGCTCACACATGGGCAGGCGTTCGTCGAGATCGCCGGTGCCGGTCCTGCGACGCAGTTGATCGTGCTGCACCCGAGCCGAATGCAGGTCGAGCGGATTGAGAACGGCAGGCTCCGGTATCGCTACCGAGAGGATCGCGGCACCGAGACGATCTACTCGCAGGACGCAATCATGCACCTGCGGTGGCTGTCTGACGACGGCGTCAACGGCATGGTGCCGGTCGAGCTTGCCCGCGACGCGATCGGGCTGGCCCGTGCGTGCGAGATTCACGGCGCGTCGTTCTTCGGCAACGGCGCTCGGCCCGGCGTGGTTCTGTCTACGGACAGCACGATCTCAGCCGAGGCGGCCGAGGCGCTTCGCAACGGCTGGGAGCGGATGCACCGTGGCAGCGAGCGGAGTCACCGCACGGCGGTCCTCCAGGGAGGACTGAAGCCGATCGAGCTCGGCGGCGGGAATATGCAGGAGTCGCAGTTTCTGGAGACGCGCCGCTTCGCCGTCGAGGAGTGCGCACGAGTCTGGGGTGTGCCGCCTCATCTGGTCGGCGATCTGTCTCGGTCGTCGTTCTCGAACATCGAGCAGCAGAGCATCGACTTCGTCACGAACGGGCTGATGCCGTGGCTGCGTCGCATCGAGTCTGCGATTGCTCGCGACCTCATCACAGACGACTCGCTGTTCGCGGAATTCGACACGCGAGGGCTGCTTCGTGCCGATGCCGCTGGGCGATCGGCGTATTTCAACACGCTTTGGAATCTCGGCGTCTTGAGCGTCAACGAAATCCGGGCGCTGGAGAACCTGAATCCCGTCGAAGGCGGCGACGTGCGGTTCGTGCAACTCAACATGACCACGCTCGATAAGGCGGCTGCGGCCGAGCCCGAGCCGACGCCGGTCGTCGAAGAGATCGTCGTCGAGGAGCCGGTTACCGACGCTGCGTCATCGACGCCAGAACCCGCCCAGGATGCCACGCCCCAGGTCGCCGAGGTCTCGCTCAACGGTGCCCAGATCACAGGACTCATCGCGATCGTGCAAGCGATCTCCGATGGTCTTGTCACCCGCGAGGGTGCGGCAGCGATGATCGCTGCGTCGTTCCCCTCTATCCCGCCCGCACAGATCGACGCGATCCTCGCAGGGGTGGTCGAGCGTCAACCGCTGCCAGCAGCGGATGCGCAGCCGCAGCCGGTGCCGGTCGTCGAAGACGCCCCCGCGAGGTCGCTCGAAGAGCGAGCCGAGCCCGGCACCGTCGCCGAGGGCGACTACGTTTCGTGGGGCTCGTCTGGAGGGCGAGCTCGTGGACGCATCGACCACGTAATGGACTACGGCACGCTGGACATCCCCGGCACCGACTTCGCGATCGACGCGACCGAGGACGACCCGGCGGCGCTGATCACGGTGTACGAAGAGGTGAGCGGCGGGTGGCAGGCGACCGACACGCAGGTCGGGCACAAGGTGAGCACGCTCACGAAGATCGACCCGCTGCCCGAGCCGCCGCCGGTTGAGGAGCCACGGGCGAAGCCACGGAGGCGGAAGCGTGGCTAAGTACGACCACATCGACTTCAGCCCGCCAAGCGGCGTGCGTGAAGAGGCGGCCCGAGGGCTGGCATGGCGCGACGAGTACGGCCGAGGCGGCACGGCAGTCGGCGTTGCCCGAGCACGCGACCTGTCGAACGGCACGAACATCTCGCCCGAGACGGCGAAGCGGATGGCGAGTTACTTCGCCCGGCACGAGGTGGACAAGCAGGGCGAGGGATGGAGTCCGGGGCAGGACGGCTTCCCGAGCGCGGGTCGGATCGCCTGGGCTCTCTGGGGCGGCGATCCGGGGCAGGCGTGGGCGAGCAAACTGACGCGGCAGATCGAGGCAGCGGACGAGAACGACAGGAGCACGACGATGAACATCGAGCGTCGCAGTCTGGCGATTGACGAGATCGAGTCGGCGGTCCCGCTGCTCGCGGTCGAGAGCCGCAGCGAGGATGACGGCACCGAGCGTGAGTACATCGTCGGCTACGCGGCGAAGTTCGGCGTGCTGTCGTTGGACCTCGGCGACTTCGTCGAGCGGATCGATCCCGGTGCGTTCGGCATCGTCGCCGAGCGTCGCGGGCGGCGGAAGCCGCTGGAGACGCGGGCGCTCTGGAATCACGATGCGAACTACCCGCTCGCGAGGTACCCAGGCACGCTGTCGATGAGCGTGGACGAGATCGGGCTGCGGTATGAGTTCCCGGTGCCCGACACGACGTATGGGCGGGACATCGCGAGCAATATTCGGGCGGGCATCGTCAAGGGCTCGTCGTTCTCGTTCACGGTGCCGAGCGGCGGCGACTCGTGGGCGGTCGAAGATGGTCGCAGTGTGCGGACCATCCAGAGGGTGGATTCTCTGATCGATTTGGGACCAGTCTGCTTCCCGGCATACCCGGATGCCGACGTGACGATTGCCCAGCGGTCCTACGATGCGTTCGTCCTTCGGCGTGACGCCGAGGCTCATCGCCGCATGGCTGCGGCGGCCCGTGCCCGAGAACTCCGCGAGTACCTGACGAAGCATGGCCGCTAGTGGCGACTCGTGCCCGAAGTGCCGGGCCGGTGTGTACGTGATCGCGTCGAGCCAGCGGTCTGGCGACTACCAGACGCGATATCTGCGCTGTCCGAGGTGCGGTGCGACCGACAAGCAGACGCTCCTGGCGGTCGAGGTGCGGCGGCGAAAGTTGTTTACTAACGCTGCCCAGTGACTGGATGGGTGCCGGTCTGGCTCCGTAGGTTCGTGGATAGGTGGCGTGATCGCCGCCGCATCCCGACCACAGGAGTCACGCTCGTGGACAAGATCAAGGCACTGCTCGACGAACTCGCCCAGGTGGTCGCCGAGATGGAGGCGATGAGCGAGGCTCCCGCCGAGGGCGACGCCCCCGCGATGGACGCGGAGGAGGAGTCGTCGCTTCGCTCTCTGTCCGAGCGTGCCGACAAGCTCCGCTCGCAGATCGAGCTGCTGCGTGCCATCGAGGCGAAGAACCTCGAACTGCGTGCCGTGCTGGAGCGTGGTGCCCCGGCGAAGGCGATCGAGAAGGCTGCTGCCGAGGAGGCTCCCGTGGAGAAGCGAACCGTCCCCGCGATCCCTGTGTCGCACGGCCCGCTCAAGGCGTTCCGTTCGGCCGAGTCGGCGTACCGCGCTGGCATGCACCTGCGTGGCTACGTGTTCGGCGACGCCGAGGCCCGTCGGTGGTGCGTCGATCACGGCGTCGAGAGCCGCGCCCAGGCGGGCGGCGTCAACTCGCTCGGCGGCGTCCTGACCTCGCCGGAACTGTCGAACGAGATCATCCGGCTCGTCGAGGAGTACGGCGTGTTCCCGCAGTACGCTCGCCGGGTGCCGATGTCGAGCGACACGCTGAACATCGCCCGTCGCACCGGTGGGCTCGCTGCCCGTCCGGTCGGCGAGAACGCCGAGGTGCTCGCGAGCGACGTGACGTTCGACAACGTCGAGCTCGTCGCGAAGATCTGGGGCGTGGCGAACCGCGTCCCGAACTCGCTGCTCGAAGACTCGGTGATCGACCTCGCGGACCTCATGGCCGACGAGACGGCCCAGGCGTTCGCGGAGGCCGTCGATAATTCGGCGTTCGGTCCTGCCGACGGCGAGAGCACCTATCACGGCGTGGTCAGCATCACGAAGAAAATCGTCAAGGCTGCTCACTCGGCGTCGGTCGTCACCACGACCAACGGCACCGAGGATACCTACGGCGAGCTGACGATGAAGAACTTCACCGACATGGTCGCCAAGCTGCCGACCTATGCTCGGCGGAACGCCCGGTTCTACATCTCGCCGTCTGGCTGGGGCGCTGCGATGCTTCGGCTCGCGATGCTCCCCGGTGGTGCGAGCGGCCCTGGCGGCAACTCGTCCAGCGACGTGGCTGCCGGGTTCGGCGAGCGGTTCCTCGGATACCCTGTCGTGCTCGTCTCGGCGATGCACTCCTCGCTCGATGATTCGAGCGGCGAGGTGGCGTGCCTCTTCGGCGACCTCTCGCAGGCCGCCGTCTACGGTGAGCGTCGGGCCATCCAGATCCGCACGGCGTCCGAGCGGTACATCGAGTACGACCAGACCCTCACGTTCGCCACGACCCGCAACGCGATCGTCGTGCATGACGTGGGCTCCACCACGAAGGCTGGTCCCGTCGTGGCTCTCAAGTTCGGCTGATCCGACTGACTGACTCTCAACCCTCCGAGGAGATCTAGAACGTGAACCATCTCGAAGCCACGAAGTCCGTCGTCGGCCACAGCGAGAATCTGACGGCGGCGCAGACCCACACGCTCGTCATCGACCGTCTCGGCTACGAGTACGTGTCGCTCGACGTGTGCCAGGAGCCGTGGGCGAACGCGGGCTACACGAGCCAGGCGGCGTTCACCGTGCTCAAGCTGGAAGAGTCGGACAACAACTCGTCCTACTCGAGCGTCACCGAGTTCGTCGGCGGCGGCACCGGCGGCTTCACGATCCCGACGCCGAGCGCCACGGCGGGCGACGTGGTCGTGCGGATGGACGTGGACTGCCGGGGCAAGAAGCGCTACCTCAAGGTCACCGCCACGCCCTACACGACCGGCACCGTCTACACGGTCGCCCGGCTCGGCAAGGGCAACGACGGCCCGGTCAGCGCCTCGGCGAAGGGCGTCAACGCCACGGTCAGCGGCTGATCCGGCTTGACACGACCGACACAGTGAGCGGCGGGTGGCGACGAGCCGCCCGCCGTTTCGCTTTGGAGGCTACAGCGTGATCGTGCAGGTCGGCGATACGTCGGTCGAGGTTCGTGCCGAGGCGGTGCTGTCGGCTCCGAGGTTCGGGCCGCTCACGAACGTGTTCGCGTTCATCGAGAGCCTCATGCCGCTGCACATCCGCCCGACGCTCGGGCAGGGTGCGTTCTGGGCACAGGTGCTGACCCGGATGCTCGAGGAGTTCGCCCCGACGACCGAGTACATCATCACGCTGGACTACGACACGTTCGTGACCCGCTCCGACATCGAGCGCCTCTTCGCTATCGCGATGACCTGCCAGTGCGACGCCCTCGCCCCGATCCAAGCGAAACGCGAGGACGGGCGTCCGATGCTCACGCTCCTCGACACGATGGACGACCCGCCCGCTGACGGCAAAACCGAACTGCCGCTGTCGTGGTTTGCCGAGCCGGTTCAGCAGGTGGATACGGCTCATTTCGGCTGCACGGTGATCAGCACCAGGGCGCTCAGGCGAACGCTCAAGCCGTGGTTCCACTCGAAGCCCGACGCCGAGGGCGGCTGGGGCGACGGGCGGATCGATGATGATCTGTGGTTCTGGCGTCAGTTCAAAGCGTCAGGCAATCGCCTCTTCATCACGCCCCGCGTCGTGATCGGTCACGGCGAGTACGTCATCTCGTGGCCGAGCCGGGATTTCACGGGGCCGGTGTTCCAGCACACGACCGCGTGGCAGCGAACAAAGAAGCCGCCCGAAACTGCATGGAGGGTGGGTGAATGACGACAATCAGAGTGCGGATGCTGCGAGCCTACGGATCGTACAGGGCGAACGAGCTCGTCGAGGTAGACGAGGGCTTCGCCGCGAGGCTCTTCGCGTGGGGCTACGCCAAGCGAGAGACACAGCAGTCGCTGATTGAGACGGCAGCGGTGGAGCCGGTCGCGGAGCGGGCAGACGTGACGCCACGACGCAGGGGGCGACGGCATGAATGACGGCAAACGGTACCGATCGCTCAAGGTCGCCACGCAGCCGGTCGTCGAGCCGGTCAGCGTCGCCGACGCCAAGGCTCATCTGCGGATCGACCACAACAGCGACGATTCCTATGTCGCTGCTCTCGTGTCGGCCGCGCGTGAATATTGCGAGGTCTACATGGACGAGACGCTCGTGGACACGCAGTACGTTATGCGGCTCGATGCGTTCCCGGCGGTCATCGAGTTGCCACGCCCGCCGATGAGCCAGACCACCGGTCGCACGGCGGTCTCGATCGTCTACACCGCGAGCGAGGCGGGCAACACGGCTACGCTCTCGACGACCGAGTACCGTGTCGATCGAGACGCGAAGCCCGGCACGCTGCGGACGCTCTACGGCGGCTCGTGGCCGAGCCACCTCCTCGACTACGGCAGCGTCACGGTCACGTGGTGGGGCGGTCGCGGCGACGACGGCAGCAAGGTTTCGCCCCGCGTGAAAGCGGCGATCCTCATGCTCGTCGGGCAGTGGTATGAGCGTCGCATGGCGGCCGACTCTGTCTCGCTCTCCGAGATGCCGTTCGGCGTGAAGGCGCTCCTCGACTCCGTGAAGTGGGGGAGCTACGCGTGATCGACCCTGGCAAACTCCGCGAGCGGGTGACGGTGCAGATCGCCACCGGGGCGACGAACGCCATCGGCGAGACGGTGCTGACGTGGAGCGACTCGACGGCGGTATGGGCGAGCGTCGAGGGCGTGTCGGCCCGCGAGGCGCTGTCGGCGAATCAGCAGGAGGTGACCGTCACGCACCGCGTGCGGACCCGATACATCCCTGGACTTACGCAGCAGATGCGGTTCGCGTGGCGTGGCAGGACGCTCGATATCGTGTCGCTCCTCGAACACAACAACCGCAGCGAGCACGAGTGCATCTGCGAGGAGCGGACGTAATGGCGGGCATCGACATCAGCGTATCGTTCCCTGAACTTGAGTCGCTCGTGCAAGGCTTTCGCGGTCTGCCGAAGCGCTTGGCCGCCAAGTACATCGGGGCCGCTCTCCGCAAGGCGATCGCGCCAGGCGCGAAACGGCTGAAACAGACCACGCCACGAGGGCCGACCGGCAATCTGCGCCGTGCCGTTGCGATCAAGGTGAAGCGGTACACGAAGGGCACATACGGCAACGCCGTGGCGCTGGCTGGATTTCGCGCGCCGCCGAAGAAGAAAGCCGAAGACCTCAAGGGAAATGAAAAGGGGCACCATCAAGGCTGGCTGGAGTTCGGCACGAAGGAGCGTAAAGTCTCGGCGGTCTCTCGTCGCGGGTTCGTTATCGCATCCAGTTGGGGTAACAAGGGCGGCAAGCGAACTGGATTCAAGATCATTCCGACAGGCGACGGCAAGCTGCGGACCACCGGCAAGAACACCTTTTTCCGTTCGGCCAAAAAAGCCGCAGGCACGCTGACGCTCAAAAAGATGCCGGTCGGCGGATCGCTGAAAAAGCCTCCGGTGCGGACGGCGTACGAGGAGACCGTCTCGCAGCAACGGTCGATCCTTCGCATCGAGATGACTCGCGGGCTCCAAAATGCGACCCGCGAGAGCCTCAAGCCTCGGAGGCGGCGATGAGCTACAAGTCCCCGGAAAAGGTGCTGCTCGATGCCCTGGTGTCTGCTACCGCCGTGACCAGCGTGGTCGGCACACGGATCTACCCGCTACTCGCCCCAGCCTCGTCTGCCCTGCCGTTCGTCACGTGGAGGCGAACCGGCATCGAGCGGACCCAGACGCTCGGATCGCCTCACGGCGTGCCGCGGGTTTCGGTGGACTACACGGTCGTGGCGGCGACCTACAACCAGGCCCGCGAGGCGGCAGATGCCATGCGTCGCACTCTGGATGGGTACGGCGGCACGGTGGACAATACGGTTGTGGAGCAGGTCAGCCTCGAAAACGAAGTCGATGACTTCGTCACGCTGGCAGGCTCCGACCAGCCGCCCTCGTATTCGGTCACGCAGTCCTACGACATTTGGTGGAGAGAGTGACGCATGTCATACAGCACGCCGCATGATTCGTCCGGCACGAACTTCTCCTTCGCTGGCGTGACCTACACGGTCACGCAGATCACGTACAACCTCAACGACGTGGCGGCTGGCGACACGATCGACGTGTCGCATCTCGGGCTCACGGCCGGCGCTCAGGTCGCCACGATGGACCGCCCGCTGAAGGGCTCCGCGACCGACACGGGCCGCGAGGTGACGATCGAGTATCTCGGCAATGCGGTCATCGCCGATGCCGCTACCGGCACGCTCGCGATCACGGGCGGCATCTCGCTGTCGAAGGCGGCGACCGTGTCGAGCTCGTCGGTCACCCTCGCGACGAACGACGTGATCCGGGGCTCGGCCACGTTCCGCGTGGCTCGCTGACGCGGGGAGGCTCCCGCAGTGGCGACGTACTCGACGGGCATCTCGGCGACGTGGGGCAGCGTCACGTTCACTGAGATCGCCGGTCTCTCGTGGACATACGGCGGCGAGAACGTCGGCCGCTCCGCCAACTTCAACCCGAATCCCGGCAGCGTCTCGGTGTCCGCATTCGGCACCGTCCCGAGCATCGCGCTCGTCGGTAGCCGCAACACGCTCACGGTGGCAGGCGGCGGGATGAATTTGACTCAGAAGGCAGTATTGGAATCGGTGTCCGCTGCCGCTGAGGTCAACGGTGTGACGCGGTACACCGCCGAGTTCACCCTCTTGGACAACTGATATGCCACTCACGAGAGAGCAGATCTTAGCCGCCGACGACTCAAAGCCCCTTGAGGTCAAGGTTCCTGAGTGGGGCGACGCCGTCTACATCCGCGTGATGAGCGTGGGTGAGCGAGACGCGTTTGAGCTTGAGTACATCCGCGCCGGTGGGAAGCACGTGGATAACTTCCGCACGAAGTACCTCCAGGCGTGCCTGTGCGACGCGAGCGGTCACCTGCTGTTCACGAAGGAAGACATCGAGACGCTGGCAAAAAAGAATGGTCGCGTGATGAATCGCCTGCGCATAACGGCATGACGCAAAAGGACGCCGACGAACTCGCGGGGGAATGAATGCCCGCCCCGAAAGACGATTTCTCTTTCGGCTGGCGGGCCACCTGAAGAAAACGGTGCGGCAATTGTGCGAGGAGATGGACTCGCGAGAGTTCACAGAGTGGATTATCTACGACAGGTACTTCGAGCCCATCGGAAACCAGTGGAGGCAGTCGGCGCTTGTGGCTGCGGCAAGCGTCGCACCGTACTGCAAGGGCAAGCCGCCGACGATTGAAGAACTGATGCCGCTCGACCCGCACGCAC